ATTAATTCGTCTGTAAAACGTCGACGGGAAACACTTACCGGGACCAATGTTGTACGGACAGAATGACGCGATCCCCGCTTTCTGGGGTTCGGTCAATGGCACTTTGATGTTTTTCTCCACCCATGCCAGCGCCTTATCACGCTCAATGGCGTTAACCCGGTCGCATTTTTCCTTCGACAACTTCATGCCCGGAACGACAGGTTTGCCATCCACCAGGATGGCACCGCGGCAGATGGTCCAGATACCCGCGCCATCACGGTATGCCGTGGTGTGGTTACCTTCCTTTTCATCCAGAAACTGGTCGAGAATGTCAGGCGCAGGCGCACCAGCGGCAATCAGCGCCAGAACGGCAGCCGACAGGCCGTATCTGATTTTTGCGTTCATGGATATTTATCAGGATTTATCGGTTTCTGCCCACGGACAGGTTTATCTGTTCCGGTCAGTGACTTAAGGTTGTGATTCCGGAGGAGTCTTCAGAGAACCAGTAATTCTTCCCGGTAGCTTTCCTTTGTAGGTTATCCATACATTCTGCGCCTCTAAAATTACGGGGCGCTTTTCCGGCGACTGCTCATCCCCTTCACATAACCCGGCAGCAACATCCAGGAAGACCTGTCTGATGCTCCTTCTGGCTGCTGCCTCATAAAACTCCAGCGCGGCACCTTCAACACGGTCCAGCGAGATGTCCAGGTCAAAAATTTCACCGTCAAAGCGTTTTTTGTCCCGTAACGCTAAAGTTACCGTAACTTTATTCTCAAAATTGCGGATCCCTTTCACAATCAGTTTATAGTTTTGAGTCATTGAATTACTCTCCCCGTGCAGCCTTACGACGGTCCTCTCTGATTTTGAAATACAGGTTAGTCAGATATGTCAGCAGCCCAAACAGCAGACTCCCCAGCACGCCTATTGCCGCCCACTGAGACGGGGAAACCCTGTCCAGCAACTGCAGGAACCAGTAGCCCGTTCCCACCGCTGACGTGGTGTATGACACACCTGTTGTGATTTTTTCCATCTGGTACATACCCCGTCTCCCGTTATCCGGAAGCTGACAACAATAAAAAAGCCACCAGTTAAGTACTGATGGCTCTGATAACTCATGCAGGCGTCTCAGACGACCCACTGACACTACCGGTGAGTTTAACGATACCTTCCATTTGACTGGCTCACTTTTTATGATGATGCCGGTGCATTTATCTCCAGCACCAGACTTTCTATCTCAACGCCATACGTTGCATTTTTGGTAATATCCGTCAGCGTCAGTGCATTTAGTCCCACTGTCAGACTGTCTTTTATGACCTGGAATGCCGGGCCAGCCACTCCATTCAGTTTCGGAGTAACCGTGGCACTGCCGGCGGTGAACACCAGCTCCAGCGTCTGCCAGTCGTTACTGTAATTCCCGAACTCGCCCAACTTTGTGTTTCCGGCTTTCTTGTGATGCATCAGATTCAGTTTGCCGTCTGTGGTCTGGGTGAAGAACGACATCAGGAACGGGTTACCAGTCCCGGTCATCGCCACGACGTCAGGTAACGCTACATCGGTATACAGATAAATTCCCAGACCGAACTGGTTGTTGGTCAGTGCGCCTGACAGTCGAAACTTACAGCTCAGTCTGCCACCCCGTGTCAGCAGGGAGACTGCGTCATCCACCGGGCGCGTCAGGGACCAGGCTTTATTGCTCTGCTTGGTGATCTTAAATACACCATCTGACAACTGAATTCCGCCATTCTTAATGCTCCAGCCCTGCGCAGCAGCATCTCCGGCTGTCGGCAACAGGGAGATTGTACGTACGGATGCATCTTCAGACGGCCCCGATGGCGTGTCGACGCCGGGCGAGGGTTTGATTTCCGGTGCCTTACCACTGATGAAGGCTGAGGTGCGCCCGGCTGCGTTCAGAATAGCGGTTGCCATACGATCCGGAATAATGCTCCTGCGCGCCCATGAACTGAAATGTGTCGGGCGGTTTGATGATACCTGGTTTCCATTCGTTCTCGATGCCGCACCGTAATATCCTGATGCCGGAATATCCGGATCTTCTGCCGGTGCGTTAGTGGCGGTATTGACGCCGTTACCGTCTGTCATGAAGGGCACAAAATAAACGCCCTCACTCTCCCTGTTTTTATACCCTCCGTACACGGTGTCGTACTGGGTAGCGTATGTATTTTTCCAGTAATACGTCGTGTCACCACAAATCCACGGTACAACTGCAGCACTGCCGCCATGGCACTGCGCGTTAAATCCGGAAAGGTCAGTACGGAACTGCTTCAGCATGGCCGTGAACAGGTCCGGTTGCTGTGCGTAGGTGGCAGCGCTCATGTCAAATTCGCCCTGCATCCAGCACACCGCCAGCAACACATTTTTCGGGTTCTTCTGTAATGCAGCTTTAGTGCGCGCAATCAGGTCCTGATATAGCGGTTTACCCACACCCCAGCGTGCCGAATCCTGGCTGGCCCCCGCGTCCGCACTGAATGTCCCCTCCGCGCCCTGGGTGAATGCCGAACCACCACGACAGCATGGTACCAGCAGGATCCCCGCGTTATTCGGGATATACGGGAGCAGTTTTTTGGCAATATGTAAGCCCCTCCGGAGAGGGGCTGGAGAGTGGCGCTATGTGCCATTGCATGGTGCCGGGTGCCTCCCGGTGAATTCAGTACCAGCACCTGAATCCGCGATTATCCCATATACCTACTCGCTGATTGCCCCTCCGCACAGGGGGATTCACCATGCCAGTTTCTTTTAACAAACTCCCCGCAAAACAGACAACTGTCAACCGTCTGAATTGTGAGACATTTAAAAAAAAGGCCCGCAAAAGCGAGCCAGGGAAAATAAGTGTGGCGCGTTGTACTGGATTCGAACCAGTGACCGATTGCTTAGAAGGCAATTGCTCTGTCCGGCTGAGCTAACAACGCAGGGTACAGATAATGGACCGCCATCGAGGACTCGAACCCCGCGCAACCAGCTTCGAAGGCTGGCGCTCTATCCTGATGAGCTAATGGCGGTATGTGATGGTGGCCCTTGCTGGATTTGAACCAGCGACCTGGCGATTATGAGTCGCTCGCTCTCACCACTGAGCTAAAGGGCCGCGCGCAGAATAATAACGTTACGGAATTAATACTGCAATCTCATCCGTTTCAAACGATTAAATCCTGAACTTCCCTGACTGTCTGCTCAAAACGTCCGGTCTCCAGCTCAACACCAATCGCACGACGCCCCAGTGCCATCGCCGCTTTTACCGTTGAACCCGACCCCATGAAAAAATCCGCAACCAGATCACCAGGACGACTACTTGCGCTGATTATCTGCTGCAGCATTTCTGCCGGTTTTTCGCACGGATGTTTCCCGGGATAGTACTGCACCGGTTTATACGTCCACACATCGGTGTACGGCACCTGCACCGTCACACCGAAATACCGCCGCAAATTTTTATATTCACTCAGCAGTTCCATATACTGCCGGTTCAGCTCACTGTATGTGCTGACCAGCTGGTGGTGTGGCTTTTCCAGTTCCCCGCGCTGATGTTTCTCTTCTGCCACCCGGGCAAACAGCGACTGTAATTTCAGATAATCGCTTTCGTTCGGTAGCTGCCACTGACTGGCACTGAACCAGTGCGGCACCATGTTTTTCTTTCCTGTGGCATCTGCAATCTGTTTTGCCGTTATCCCCAGGGCAGCGCGCGCATCACGAAAGTAAGCAATCAGCGGGGCCATCACATGCTGTTTCAGTGCCCTGCCCTTCGCCTCATACCCGGCATCTTTCGGACGATACGGCCCCTGATAATGTTCCGCGAACAGAATGCGCTCTGTGGCGGGGAAATACGCCCGCAGGCTTTCCTTGTTGCATCCGTTCCAGCGTCCGGACGGCTTCGCCCAGATAATATGGTTCAGCACACTGAAGCGTTCACGCATCATGATTTCGATATCAGATGCCAGGCGATGACCACAGAACAGGTAAAGACTTCCGGCAGGTTTCAGCACCCGCCAGAACTGCGCCAGACACTGGTCCAGCCACTTCAGGTAATCATCGTCGCCCTTCCACTGGTTATCCCAGCCCTCAGGCTTCACTTTAAAGTACGGCGGGTCCGTAACTATCAGGTCAACAGAATTTTCGGGTAACGACCGGATAAATTCCAGGCAGTCGGCGTTGATTAACTCACAACTGGATATTTTTACAGTATTAAGCATGGATCATTAAGCCTGTCTCTGATAGGCTCATTCTGCTTTTGCGCAAAGCAGTGGGCCTGAGGTTTGCTTGTGAACCCAACGCATGAGCAGATGGCTGGCAGGTGCCGCTAACACCCACCAGCCGCCCATTACCACAAATAAAAAAGCCTTCACTGAGGAAGGCGTCTGTAACAACCGAACTGATAATCTGCCAGACCCGCCATAACAAGCTGGGTCAGTATTAACTGGCAACGTTCGCGTGAAAGGTAAGTATTATGCGCAATTTCCCCGACGGTCGCCGGTTCGGTGACGCTTAATTCATTAAACACCACTCTGGCAGTTTCGGTCATATCCTGCTGTTTTAGCATGCCTTTTCCCTTTTCTGGTTAACGTGACATACCAATAACTCTTGTCGAAAAAGCCAGCAAGCTGAAAGACCGATATTAATAACTACCAGCGCGTTTAATGTACCGCACTTCGGGCATCAAAAAACCCGCTCAATGGCGGGTTTAATTAATGAGGTAACAACCTTAACTTGTTTGATTCTGTACTTCAGTGGCCTTCTTCCCTTCAATACCTGCCTTGAAAGTCTCGAATGTTTCAACATTAAACAGCGAAAAAGATTCGATCTGATCGAAGGGCAACACATGCCTAAACTGATAAACTGACAATGGCTCAGAAGTTAATGTGATACCCTGACTAAGGTAGTAGTCCACATAATTATGCTCAACACAAAAAGTCAGAGTATCTTTATCTCTGTACCCGGACATAAAAGGGATTAGCACCAATGTGTTAGTATCTAACTGATTGAAACGTGCCTCATCAATCATCCCCACATAGACCTTGCGAGACTTCAGTGTAACCAACAATAACAATCCACGCTCAACTGATTCAAGAAGGATATTTTCCACGGCACTATGAGCCGCAATTTCTTCAAAAATAGCCTTGCGCTTTTGTGGGTCTTTATGGTTTTTGGTTGCCTCTGATGCCTTCCCGATACTTACAATAATAGTGAAAGCTATCGACATAGCAGGGAACATGCTCAACCCAAACACTTGCATTTTGAGAAAGTCATGGGCGAAAGTAAAGGGAGCGTACCAACCAAACAAGTACGCTGGAATGTTCCAAAGTGACATTCCAGCGTACAGAACAACAACCAATAAGGCAGCGATAAGAATACCACTTATGAGAAACTCACCACCTTTCAGTGCAACATCAAAGTATGCATTCCAACCGATCGCTTTGCTTTGACGGTATCGTGACGGCAAATGGCAGTTGGTATAGTGATAACCACAAACTAAAACAATAACAATCAGCGCAGCCCACATAGAAGACTAACCCTTCTTCTTAGTACTCAATCCCTTAATATTGGCTGCGAAAGCCTTTTGCACATCAGCGTTGTTGCGATTCAAAACCATCGAACCATTACTATCAATGAAAAACTTGTCACTTTCATGCTTAGCTTCTTTTCCATCACACATGGAAGCTATATCTGCAATTTTTTTGATGATCTTCTCAGGTGAGAGGATCGCGCGAGCGGCAAGTGTTAGATATTTCGGCATGCTCCCCTCCGTTAACAGATAAAACACAAAAAGCACACAAACAAAGTATGCGCACATCCTAACCTATGTGGCTAACAACCACTTTCTTTTATAAGATGAGTGTATTACCTAAAGGGTAACTCGGCAATAGCAGAATAGTTTTAGCAAGGTAAAATCGATGGTCTTTCGCTCAACTTACGACAAAAGATAGCCCGCTCAGCAGCAGGCTTTGTTTAGTTTGCCATCGTGTACAAAATCAGCAAAATATCAGATTTACACGAAATGTACGCGATTTAATTGACTTTTGCAATAACCCGCCGCGAAAAGGTCGCTTTTTGTTGCGATCTTGTTTTCATGGTATAAATCAAAGATTCGTTGTCGAGGTTCTTAAAAATGTCGCACATATCACGCCAGTAGTGCGCATAATTGTGGCTCCAGTTGTCTGACTTAACTCCACACAGTCTGGCAAGTTCCTGTCGCTGGTAGACGTCACACCCAGTAATCCTCCCCCTGACATCCTGCGCCGCCAGCCAGATTAATTTCTTCAGACGCTCAAGCGTTTTCCCTGTAATTTTTCTGGTGCCAAAATGCACCTGAAACTTATCCCACGCCCATTTCGCAATGACCACCTGATAATCCCAACTCGGATTTTCACTGTATACCCACAGTACCCACGCCTTCTGATGCTCTTCAAGAGACAGAACGGCGCGTCGCCATGATGATGTCGAAAACTCAACCGGACTGACTAGGGCAATTGATGAACCTTTCGCCAGCGATTGCTTTCCCGGGATCGGTGGATTATCCAGCGTTACCATTTTTCCAGTGACCTTATCGCGGTACCGGATTTTTTTACGTCTGTAACGCCCTGTATCAAACATGGCATTCTCCTGCCAGGCTTCAAGCTGACCTTTTGTTGCCCCACTCAAATCGGCGGTGGCGATAATGAGTTGCTCACGAACAAACTGTAAATACTGGTTATTCATGCGCACTCCAGCTCTGTGATTTTTATCCCCAACCGACCACCAGGAACAGGCAGTCCGCGCACAATATTGATTTCATCAAACTGCTCGTCGTCGATAAGCAACCCCGCATGTGTCAGTGCATCCAGTGGTGCTTTCAGAATATTGTCCAGGTCACGACGGCGCTTATCCGGTGGCTCTGCAATCACCTTTATCGCCAGCCTTCCGGACAGGCTTAATTTCAGCCGCTGCTGGCGAACAATAAGCGCCACTGCCCGGCGATAACGCTCCCCGGCTTTTGATACAAAATATGTGCTGCCACGGCGTCGCCAGTAAGTGTTCACCGTCGGCGGGTAAGGTAAAACCAAATCTATGAGCATCAGTCACCTCTTTTACCCAAGCACGCCAGTTGCAAAGGCGTGATCAAGAAAACGAAAAATTAAATCAACCTGAGAACCATGCTTTTCTTCGAACGCCAGAGGATCCGCATGAAGCTCGTTGTGATGCTCCCGACACAGCGGTAGCGTGAAAATATCGTGAGATTTTGTCCCCATTCCGCCCTGACCATGACCAATCAGGTGATGGGGATCGTCGGCTGGCTTACCACAACATGCACACGGCTGCGTCTTAACCCAGCGCGTGTACTTTTCATTAACCCAGCGACGACGTTTTGGGCGTAACATAAAAGACTCCGGCGACTCCGGATCCACTTTCAGCGCCAGCACCTTTTTCGCCTTATCCTGGATGATGCTGGTGGCAGTAACCGAAGGCACAAGGTCACTTTCCCGGGTGACAGACGGCACAACAGGCTTCGGTAATCTCAGTGCCTTACGGGCTGCACTTTCCGGTAAGGCATCCGCCAGGTCATTACGAATCAGCCACCAGCACAGTTCCGGCATTGTCACAACGTGACTGTCATCAAAACCAAGATCACGGCGCACAACAGACAACACCCAGCGGGCACAGTTATCCGTTGCCATTGCTTCCAGCCGTTCCGTGAACTGGTCACGGAGAAGATTGTCACAGTGCCAGCACAGACGGATTGCGCCTGGCGCGTGCCGCATTGTGGTCATGTTCTCGCTGTGCCAGTCGGAATGAGGCCACTGACAGCCTTTTTCACGAAGTAACCAGCTCTCAAGGCATTCCACGCCACCAGCACGACGGATCACCGCCTCATGGCGGAACACGGCCCGAACGGCAGGATCATCCGCCAGCGGTTGTGATGCTGCCGGAACGGCACCGCTGGCGAAAGATGAATAACGTTCCGGCTCAGGCTCCAGCAGGACACGCCCCTGCATAAACAGGGGCATCAGCTCTGAACCGGGCCTGAACAATACAATCCCCATACGCGGGGCAATTTCAGGGGTCAGCAGTGCTCTCACGGTCACCTCAGCGAACGGTATTGCATGAACGCAGGAGAAAAAAATTCAGCCATCACGCAGTAAACTCCTTCACCAGCGTTTCAAACTGGCTTACCTGTCCTTCCAGTTCCGCCACGCAATCCACCAGCTCATCCACCGCCTTTTGTGTGCGGTGTTTTGCCTGCAGCAGATCACGAAGCGCCGGAGTAAGCTGCTTGCGGAGCGTATCTTTTTTCACGCTCGTTTTTTTCATCTGTTCAGCACAACGAAGCATCTCCTGCGCCTGCCGACGAAGTTGTTCCGGTGAAACAGTGATTGTTCTGTTGTTCAAAATAAACGCTCCGTTTTACTGCCCGACATGCGGTTATTGCTGTATCTGCGCGGATTGCCCGGCGTCATGGGTGTGGAAAGAACCCGGGCACTCTCCTGGTCCACAGGCAGAAAATGTCCGTTATGAAAACGCCGGTAAATGGTCCCGAGCGTGCCATTACGCTGTTTCGTGATGTTGATTTCTGCTATGCCTCTGGCCTGAGTTTCCGGGTTGTATACCTCATCCCTGTAAAGCATCAGAATGATGTCGGCATCCGCCTCGATTTCCCCGGAGTTTTTCAGGTCCGAGTTCATTGGGCGTTTATTGGGTCTGGATTCCACGCCGCGGGAGAGCTGGCTCAGAGCAATCAGCGGAAAACCGCCGGATTTTGCCAGGCTTTTAAGTCCCTTTGAGATTTCCCCCACCGCAAGGTCGTGACGCCCCGTGCTGCGGGTTTTAATCAGGCCGAGGTAATCGACCACCACCAGCGCCGTTTCCGGGTGTTTCATCCGGTGGTGCTTCGTGGTTGCACATATCTCATCAATGGTCAGGTTTGCCTGGTCCACCATCCAGATATTACGCCCCGTCATTCGTCCCACGCCCTGCGAGAAACGCGCCCAGTCTTCATCTTCAAAACGGGCAACAGACTTAAGACGGGATACCGGCATTCCACCGGCAGCAGACACCATACGTTCACCAATCTGGATGTTCGCCATCTCCATGGTGAACAGAAGCACGCCATGCCCCTGCTCAGTCACCTTGTCGATGATGTCCAGCGCAAGTTCGGTTTTCCCCATCGAAGGACGGGCGGCAATGAATACCAGGTCTCCGGGCTCCATACCGCCCGTTTTTGCGTCCAGTTCATCAATACCGGTCATCAGCGCCCTGGATTTCTCCAGTCCCTGATTGCGGCATTCAACACGGTCGACCACTTCCGGAAGGACATCATCAATGTGAACCGGCTGAATGACGCCCTTTCCGGTCGACAGTGAGGCCATCATGTTCTGCACATCCTTCAGGGCATCCTCGGCTGCTTCACAGGTATACGCATCACGTAAATTCTGTAATGCTTCAGTCAGTGTTTTTTCTGCATCGCGCAGTGCGGCATTGCGCCGCAACGCTGCGACATAGTGCTCCAGTGAAGACTTCACCCAGGTTTTGCGTCCGGTGTCGGTAATCACCGGGGCAAGTTCCGGCATCTCATTGCACAGCAGTACGGGGTCAATGACGCCGGATATGCGAGCCTGTCTGCAAATCCCCGCGTAAATATCCCGGTACTGACGCACAAAAAATACATCCGCCGGAAGTGTGGCCAGAATATCCATCACTTCCGGATCGGCCCCACGCAGAAAAAACGCACCGATGACAGCGCCTTCCAGGTCATCGTTACGCCATGCCGGGGTGTTCTGGCTGGTCATGCGGCAACACCTCCGATACGAGAACGGTAGCTGGGCCAGTTAAACGACAACCAGTTGCGCCCGCCATCGGTGATCCTGTCGGCAATCCGGGGACTGATGAACGCCCACAATTCTTCCGGTGAAAGATTGCTGATCAAGATAGTTGGCAAAATACCCTCATACCGGGCATTGATAATTTCCTGCAAAATGGCCATTTCAGCCGCACTGCCAAACTGAACGCCGACTTCGTCGACAATCAGCAAATCCAGTGACGCATAATGCTCAATGACGTCATCCGCTGTTTTTTCACTGTCATTCCGCCAGCAGTTTTTCACAGCCCGGGTAAGGCGCATCACGTCGGTGATCTCCACACTGGCCAGATAGTTACGGATGATGTGTTTTGCCATTGATACCGCCAGATGATTTTTCCCGGTACCGCAACTGCCGGTCATAACAAGACTGGTACCGTTCTCCAGCATATCTGGCCAGTTCTCCGCATAGCGGCGACAGGCCGCAAGATTTCTGGCTGCGTCAGGATTAACCTCCAGATAATTATCAAACTCGCAGTCCCGAAAACGCAGAGCAATTCCGGCGTTATCAGTCAGTTCTTCCGCCTTGAGGGACGACAGTTCCATGGTCAAATCACTGGCCTCAGCGATCAAGCAGTCAGGGCAGCATGAAATTTTTTCTCTGTCCTCGCCATTACGATCGATCCACACCAGTATATGCGTACGATATTTACCGTGTTTTTCGCAATATCCGCGACCTTCACGCATCAGGCAGGAACGATAAGGCCATGGCTTTTCGCCCTTCTGAGCAAATGCAATCTCTGCCCGTAACTCATCCATTTCTGCCCGTAACTCATCCATTCGCGCCTGTAGTCTTGTTTGTTTCTCACGTTGGTCAATCGTCATCATCGCTGTCACCTCAGAATGTCAATTTGTTACTGGATTTACCGAATTTGTCAGACATGGCTCCCAGGCCAGCCAGGACATCGACCTGTCGCTGTCGCCCACCTCCGTGAGCGGCTGGCTGTTGCCAGTAATCTTCGAAGTGACGATCGGGTCCAAAGAACGTCGCAGCCTGCTTCACGAACTGTGTGCCGGTATTTCCTGTAGCACGTACCCAGGCGGCATACCGCTTCACGCCATCAAGCATGGTCTCCGGTTTTATTCCCTCCCTGATACGGGCTTTCCAGGCTTTGAAGGCCGCTGACTTGGAATTGCCACCAGCACGTTTGGGATATTCCTGCCAGGCCTGTTCAAATTCCGGTGAATATTCCTGTCGGGCAGAACGCGCAGACGCGTCAGCGGATGCATCAATAGTGTTTTTAGTCTCCGTTGTAATCTCTGTAGTAATCTCTGTATTTGTATCAACATTCGGCGTATCCCCTGTTCCGTTATGACGTCGGGGGGTGTTCCGTTTTAACGTAATAGCTGTATCGCTGATTGCATTATTGCTGTTACTTTCTGGCGAAACAGAAGAAGGTGTGGTGATGGCCGCAATTGCCTGTGGGTTGATCCCGACAAACAAAATATTGCTGCATTTCACCCCATCGAGCATTTCCACCGTGCGTAAATCCAGAGTAATAAACCCTGCATCGCGCAGACGCTTCAGCGCATCTGCGGTTTCCCTTTTCCCGAAACCAAACTGCTCAGCAAACGCCTGGTAGCTTCTTTGCAGTTTGTCGCCCTGAAAACGCTTGCGATATCCCAGCAACGCTCCGGTGTGCTCATCCCTGACCTCTGTCGGGCGGTACCAGTAAACGATCTCTGAAAGCAGAGCGATAGCCGTCGCATCCGGACGCCCACTGGGTAGTCGAATATATTTCCACCAGTTCGCAGGTGTAACATTGCCGGAAATATTAATTTGACCAATAGCCATAACTTCCGGTGTGGGGGCGTAACGGCTCATACAACCTCCTTCCGCGGCATGAGAATTGTGTAGCCACGCGCAGGTTGTAGTCTGGCTTTTGCATCAATAGTAAGCGTTGCAATTTTTCGGATATGAAGATAACCAGCTCTTTCCAGTGCCAGGGTTTCCCTGAATATCGCTTGCTTAGAACAACAGCAGAAATCAGCAAGCACCTGATGATCAATAACTCTCTCGCCTTCACCGTCTGAAGAACCCGACATCAAAACACGCAACATAATTAGGCGCTGAATCGGGTTATCGAAAGCACATCCGCACACAAACTGAAAACAGTTCACGCCACACCTCCCAGACGCTTAAACATTTTTCCAGACAGAAATACCGCCAGAGGGTAACTGATGGTGTAGCTACGCCCCTGTAGTTCGCACACGACTTTCTGGCTTTCAGCGTTGACTAGGCAAACCCGCAGAACGTGACCGTTGCTGGTGGCGAACCACTGCCCCACACGGGGGCAACGGTTGTATCGGTGATACAGGGAATTAACGATGTGGCGGATCATGGACGCACCTCCACCGTAGTTACGTATTTAACCGGGCTACCTTTCATTGAGATGGTTTCACACATCTCTGCCGCTTTCAGTTCCGCTGTTTTTCTGGATTTATAGCGACGGTGCCAGACAGATACATCCGTGCGAACTGATACATCGTTTCTGTATTCCGTAGTGGAGATGATGATTTCGTAACTAATCATGGGCGAACCTCCTTGTCAGAACCATTCAGCCTGGAATCAACAAGTGCAGCGCCAAAAACAGCATCACCAACACGGTCGTACAGTTTGCTAGCCAGCGGAGATTCAACGGCCTTAAGCATTGGATAAAGCTGGCTTGTCCAGATTTGATGGATTTCACGCAAATGCAGGTATACGCCTCTGGCGTTTCGTGCGACAGCTGACATATCAGACGCATCGGCACCTGATAAACTCTTCTCCATCAGGTTAAAGGCGTTGATGTATGCCTCTTTGAACCGGGCTGCACGTTTGCCAGTAAAGCCCATAGCAAGGAACGCGAAGCCATCACGGGTGATTTGATAGCAAGGTAGTTTGCGGCCTGTGCAATCGGTGTAATCACTCACCGAAAAATTGCGGGCAGTGAATGATGCGGAGCATTCAAGCGTGCGGATCTTTTTCAGTACATCGTCATGACGCTTGGAGAAGAAGTTGGCAACAGCCAGGGATGAAGTAACAGCCTGACCATCAACGATGGCAATTTCAGGTTGAGTGAGGGTTGGGATCGTAGCCATGATGGCAGCCTCCGTTGACTGTGGAAAACTTCCACCACCGGAGCTGCGAAACTCACTGGTGGCAGACTGAACAGGGTTCGCAGTACCGGCGTCAACGGAGACCGGCGAGCCTTTCGGTGCCCCCGCCCAGCCCACCATAATCTGGATGTGAGCAAATGCGGACGATAAAAAAGACGCTGGCGTCATGAACTCATGTGTGTCTGTAGGAATTTGATAGGCGTTCACCAGATTGCGGCATTTATCATCTGACAAACCGGTTTTTGCTTTCAGTTGGCGATATCCGGCATAGCCCTCACGAATAGTGCCCTTTTTAATTTGCTCGACTGTTTCAGCAACGTGGCTGACTTTTTCTTCCACCTGAGTGATCCGTTTCTGTTGGCGAACGGCTTCAAGAGCCATCGCGGCAACCATTTCGATTTCGCTCATTGGCTTACGGATCTGTTCTTCCAGTTCGCGCCAGCGATCTACCAGGCGAGCTGTGAATTCAGGACAGAGCTGTGCGACGACAATGATGCTGTCGCGCTTACCTCGTTCACCTTCGAATACATACGCGCTAGAAAATCGGCGAGGCCCAAGTGATTGTTTATTCTCAATTTCCACAGTCTGTGGAAATTGGATGATTCCCTTTTTAGCCAGTGTTTCAATAGTTCTCTTAACACTATCTGGTCGGCTTCCCACCAGCTCTGCGATCTCAACGCTGGTCATGGATGCTTTGCCGTTAAAAATTGCGGTGTTCATTGTTGGTCTCCTGTGGGCTTGTCATCTTCTGTATTCGCTAGACTTGGGTGTGTATATGGAATGCTCGGATCCAGATGACAAAGAATGGCAACATCCTCCGGAACACCTCGCGTTTTCCACTTTCCAACACCTTGACTGCCACGAGGCCTTCCTTTCTTTGGGAACCTGCGACCAATAGCGGCATTGGTTTTAAATTGAATTTTTAATATTTCATAAAGGGTCATTCTTTAGTCTCACACCAGATACTTTGTTATCCAACGATGTTAACCACAGGAACCCAAAGTATCAAGAAATTCTGTTACTTTAGTATCAACAGCCATGAGAGGAGAAGAAAAATGAAGTCTTTAGGTGAACGTCTCATCAACGCACGGCAAAAAGCTGGGTTAACACAAGATGCGTTGGCTAAAAAAGCTGGGGTCACCAGAGTTGCAATAAGTAAAGCCGAGCAAGGCCTTACAAAAAGTTTCAACGGTGACACCCTTTTTAAAGTTGCAGCTGCACTGCGGTGTTCACCGCAGTGGCTTCAGAACGGAGATGAAAAAGATAAGCATTGGGAAAATAATGTTAAGAGCTGCCCACAGAGAGACACAGCACACTCTTACCCTGTAATTAACTGGGTTCAGGCAGGATTATTCGCAACTTCTGGTGATGACTACAACATGTATGATCAGGATAATTGGAGGCATTCTGTAAAATACGCTGGTGAGAGGGGGTTCTGGCTGGAAGTGCACGGAGACTCAATGACTTCGCCCGTAGGAATAACATTTCCTGAAGGAATGTCGATCCTTGTCAACCCAGATAAAGAAGTTTTTTCAGGGTGTTACGTCATCGCCAGAAAAAAATCTACCAATGAAGCAACATTCAAAAAATATATTTCTGACATGGGAAAGGCGTTTCTAAAGCCCCTTAATCCACAATATCCAATCATAGAAATGGACAATGATTGCGAAATAGTAGGTGTTGTGGTTGATGCCAGGTGGGATATTTTCTGACCAGACACAAAACACAAAAAGAAACCAAAGTATCAAAAATCACTTGCCACGCCTTGATACCTTAGTTACCATAAAACAAAGTTCGTAACTGAGGTATCATCTCATGATCAATAAAGCTACAACTCTTGACTGTCTCGAAGAACTGAAAAACCTCGGCAGCCTCATTACACTAATAGCAAAAGCAACACCTGATGCTACGCTCTCTAGCGATATAGAGTCATGCGCAGGACTGGCATGGGATATGACAAATAGCATATCCAGAAAGCTATCGTCAGCAATGCTTTTACAGAACAAAAATTCTGCAATCAACAACCGTCTTCGCACCCAACGCGAAGCCTGCGGCTTAACAACCGCCGAACTCGCCAGGCTGCTCGATCTCGATGAAGAAATTATCATCCAGTGGGAGAGCGGAGAGTATGAACCAACTATCAGTATGCTTATCCCACTGGCAAATATTCTTGGCTGCGATCCGATGTGGCTGTTAACTGGTGAGGTTACTCCTCCGGAGCAACCAAAAAGTGAGGAGCAGCAACACCATGACGCATCTCAACAAGTTTGCCCCTTATCTCGCGAAGCTCTTCTGCGGAAGAACCAATACCAATGGTGACATAATCGCCGCTTCGCCCTTCAAGGTACATGCGAACATTTTTATCAATCATTGCGGAAACAGTCTCAATATGAAAACACTTCTGAGACTCGCTATATAGCAGAACATATAAGTCAGCTGAGGAAGCCATGAAAAAGTTCGAAAACATAACTGTTCTCCATGTTGATGACTTTGATTATACAAAGCCGGAACTTCTCCCGGAGGTTGTAAAGGCAATAGATGTTGCCGATATAGTGATTAGAGAAAAGAGAATTGTCAAAAACAGGCTCGCATGCACTTCAGGAGCAATGACAGAAACAACCTCACAGCAAGATAATTACGAAGGCATTTGTCTGGAGCCTGATTCATTTGCGGTAAATGTTTATCATTTATTGCATGCAACACAGGTATTACATATGTCCAGTAATCACGAAACGAAAACACTCGGCAGCGAAATTCTGAGTTTTGCATGTGAGTATACAAAAGCTGCTGCCGAAAAAGAATTAGCGCAATAACAACAAATATGCCCTGAACGTTTATTGCGGTTTTATCGCCGGGGATTGTTACAACCTTAATCCACAGGAGGCTTTATTGTGACTTTTATAAAGAATATGGCATCACACAAGACCGCCTGCCTTATTGCACAATACGGTGAAAATTACATGCATATTGCCTGCTTATTTCTGCGTAAAGCATACGGGAGATAATAATGCATCAGAAAACAGCAGAACACGAACAAACCAGAGTATTGCTGACCATCAAAAACGGGAAAGTAATATTCATTCGCCATGTTCATGACGATGAACTTGCAGGAACTCTTTCAACATTCCTGTTTATTGCAGAAAAGGCAGGATATGACGTTATTGCACCAGCAGATGAAGATGAAGATGAGGAATAAATATCATGCAATACGATGAATTCCAGGCTGAAGCAACAGCCAATGGTATACGAACTGGCAGTATGACGATTGATTATCACGACGCCATACGTCGTCTGGATGCCGGAGAATTCGATACTCCTAATGTGCGAGGTTTACGTATCCTTCAGTGTCTGGCGCAAGCCGACGAAGCAGGATTACTGGGTAAACTTCCGGTTGAGATGAAGGTTGCTCAGTGGCGATGGTTGTATGTGACGACATTCATCAACGAAGAAGAAGACAAGAACGGCACAATTGATATCCTGAATGAACACGGAACAACTGAACACGCCGTGGTATATAACGGGATGTATGGGTTTATGACTATATATCCCGGCCCCATTCGATTTGCCTTACAACAGTATATTGAATGGAATTTAATTCAAAAATACGGCGAAGCTGAAGGAATGGGAAGAGCGCTGTTTCTTTATCAGAAAATGCTCACTACTTCCCCTGATAAAGGTTTCATTCTTTCAGATATGGGTCGAGAAGGGCTTGAAATCCTTCTGGATGAAATTATTAACGAAATGAATACTCATGGCATGCAATCCGAAACAGATATTAAGTAAAAGGGACCACATGACCGTTATCGAGTATATCCAGGAAAATCCAGATTGCAGTAGAGAAGATATATCCCTCGCACTTGGAAGAAGCGCAACTTCTATCAGTAATGAATTATCACGGTTATTGTGGAATGGGTTAATAGTACGAACTGGAGAAAAAAACAAAATGATTCTGTACTGCGTAAACAATCTGCCGTTTGGATACAGCAATCCCCTAAGTGTTATGTTCAACCAGTTACTTAAACAGGTAAGAAATGGCAACTGACTCACAACTAACCATAGAAACGGCCCTGAATGTCGGCCTGGCGCTCCTTGGTTATTTTTACATCGTGTTCTGCAGCGGACGGTGGCTGTCGCTGTTGTTCCTGAAAAAATGGAATAAACGCCGTAAGCAGGATGAACGCCAGAAGGCAATGAATGCGTTTTCCGAAGCCTTCGGAATTGACGGCATGGAACCAGGGGATCCAGCTCGCGCAATCAGCAGAGGGGGTGTGGTAATCCTTGTATATCGGAGTGAAGAGAAAAATGACGATCACAAAACAACGAGTAGAAAAAATCATATATCGCCATGAAATGGGACTGAACAGCGATGTCACTGCCGAAGAGGTTTATGACCTGGCTGTACTGGCGCTGAATTTATCAAATATCGCAAACCTGAAGCGATACGAGCTTGATATGGATGGTTGCGACTCGTGCGGTCAGGATTGTGGCGCAGATATGACTGAAGATCCTGATGGTGATTATGTCCTGTTTGATGACGTGGTTAAGTTGTTTGAATTTGATACAACCACTCAAAAGTTAGAAATCCCGGCAAAGGAGGCAACCAGTGAGCAAGATTGACTATCAGGCACTGCGTGAAAAGGCAGAGAAAGCAACGTGTGGTGAGTGGTCGCTCGAATATGGATCGGGCCGATTTGATGGTGATGATGCGCTAATTCATCGCGAGGCTGCTGGATATATTCCCATTTGCAGAATTGAAGGAGCGCATCCTGAAAGCGGTTTCGATGAAGATTTCCAAATGGAACAGCAGGCCAATGCTGAATTCATCGCTGCAGCCAATCCGGCTACCGTCTTGGCGCTGCTGGATGAGCTGGAAAGAAACCAGCAATACATCAAACGCCGCGACCAGAAGAACGAGGATATTGCTCTTACGGTTGGGAAGCTGAGAGTTGAGCTTGAGGAAGTAAAACAACACGCTGAAGAATTATCCGAAACCAAGGCTGTTCGTAACCAATGGCGGCCAGATATTTGCCCAATAACCGGACGTGCATTTTTCATGTGGATTGAGCATCCAACATTGGGAAATGTGCCGACATATGGTGGCCCATTAGATAGTTACACCATTCCAACAAAGGACGGTGACGGTGAGTTTTCATGTGAGCGTTACGATCATGATTTTGGCGGTTGGGTAGAAAGCGAATGTCTTGGGTTATATCTGATTGATGATAGAGAACAATGCAGGGTCTACGAACTGGAGGAGCGCGTTAAGGAACTGGATGCTCGGGAAATATCGCTCCCGGAACGTAGCAGCATGCTTCATCGAACAGATTTTCACGATGATTACCAAACGGTAATGGCATACAAAGTTTCTGAAGTCATCGATGCAATCCGCGCTACTGGCATTCGCATCAAAGGAGAGTGAGATGAACGCTATAACCAAAGAACGTATCAAATTATTCATTAAAAATCCGCTTGATAACGGACTTACTCGTGGCGAACAAATGGAACTGGCACGAATTGCTCTGGCATCGCTGGAAGCAGAGGCAGTTATGTTCTGTATATCAGGACAAAATGTAGATTCAGAAGAACATGTATCAACCAGCAAAGCGGTTGTTGATGCCTGGGTTGAAGAATGGAATCAGGTTGACGGAAGTCCTGGCGAACCACTGTACAAAACTATGCCACTCTACTATCACGCTGCCTTGCCAGCGCCGGTAGTGCCGGATGAAATGTATTGGCAGGATGCGCCAGTTGAAGGCAGCAGCAAAGCGGCTGCATACGCTACAGGCTGGAACGCCTGCCGCGCCGCTATGCTTCATGGGAAAGGAGAGTGATATGGCAACTTTAACAAAAAAAGAACGGGCATGGTTGAACGAATTACAGGACGTTCTTGATCGCTGCCCATCACCGAAAAAAATTGGTTTTTACACCATTGGCGATAAAAGCATTTACCTGTATGACCTGCGCCGCATGGATGAAATCATGGAGGCTCTTGATAATCGTTCGTCAATGGATTGGTGTGTTGCTGTCCATGATATGAATGCAGGGTTTGATGAAAAGATTTTGTTCCCCTCATCAGTTGAAAGCACTGCGGGTTAAGGAGTAACACATGACCACTATTACCAAAGAACGTATTGAATTGTTCATTAAAAATCCGCTTGAAAACGGGCTTACCCGTGGTGAACAAATGGAACTGGCACGGATTGCGCTGGTATCGCTGGAAGCAGAGCCGGTTGTGTTCTGGTTTGAAAAATATCAAGAAGGGGCTACGGCATGACGACTTTTACCAGAGAGCAGTTAATAGCTCACGCAGAGGAGACTATTGAAGCACAGAGACTGTGCATACCGGGCACAATCGACCATGACATCATCCGCACATATAAGATGGATATTGCTGTTCTGGAAATCGCACTGGTATCGCTGGTAGCAGAGCCAGCCGGTAAATTGCATGAATACAAACCAGTGGGATATCAGCGTCTGGTCGATGAGTTAACCATGCTGGTAAAGCAGTTAACCTGGCAACTGAGGAAAGCGAAGCCAGACTGCAAATTACCGGATAAGGCGATGAGTTATCTGGAGCGGAACGGACTGATAAGCGTGGAGGATATTTTACGATGACCTGGCCTGAAGCATTAACAACGGTAGGAATTGCGATGGCGGTGGCGCTGGTGGTGTATTCGATTTGCCGCTGGGGATAACCACATGTTCGCTTTGATTCAACGCGGTCAGATATACACGGACAGAGCCGGATACCCCGTGGTGATTACTCGCATCACTGAGCACTCAGTGTTCTTTCGACGGATGGACGGACGATCCGGGCGGGTACGCATTGGTGAGTTAAACTGCCTGTTCGAACATATTGACCACCAGGAGTACCGCAAAATTCTCGCGGACACTGAGCAGGAAAAGCACCTGAAAAAATTACGAGCCATAAAAAGGAAGTAAAGAATGAATAAAGCATTTGAACGATGGGTCCACCAGCGTTACGGCAATCGCTATGACCTGACGCGAGATGTTGACGGCTTCTACTGTCGTGAAGTTGTGAAGCGAATGTTTGAAGTGTGTTGCCACTGCCGTGGGCTGAGTGTTGTGTGAGGTAATACATGGGCAATGTGATTCAACTGGCTCCCAATGAATGGGTTTGTGAAAGCGTTCTTATCGCAATTACCGGGCTCAAACCAGGCACAATTCTTCGGGCCCGGAAAGAATGCTGGATGGTTGGAAGAGAGTATATTCACGTATCACCAGACGGTAATCCAAAGCCTTCCAGTGAATGTATGTATAACAGAAAAGCAATAGATGCCTGGGTCGCCTCAATGAAAAACAAACAACCCAGGTGATTTAATATCATGAAATATGTAAGCTCGTATCGCTCTTGGGCGTCTGGAGGTATCGATGGATAAAGTCAAATATCCAACAGGCGTCGAAAACCACGGCGGCACATTACGCATCTGGTTTAATTTTAAAGGTAAACGTGTCAGGGAAAATCTTGGTGTCCCTGACACTGCCAAGAACAGGAAGATCGCCGGGGAACTGCGGACATCAGTATGTTTTGCCATCCGCACAGGAAGCTTTGATTATGCTGCACAGTTCCCTGACTCCCCCAACCTTCAGGCTTTTGGGGTAAGTAAAAAAGAAATTACGGTGAAGGAACTTGAAGAAAAGTGGCTGGATCTGAAACGAATGGAAATCTCTGCAAATGCATTCAATCGCTATGAATCCGTTGCAAGAACGATGGTTCCGAAAATTGGAGGCAGTAGACTGGTGTCATCGGTAACCAAAGAGGAATTGCTGTATATCAGGAAAGATTTGCTTACCGGGTATCAGAATTCAACGAAAAACAAAGCAGCAGCAAAAGGACGGAGCGTCGTTACTGTAAATTATTACATGACGACAATCGCTGGAATGTTTCAGTTTGCTGCAGATCACGGTTACTTAGAAGCAAATCCCTTCCAGGGAATTAAGCCTCTTAAAAGAGCCAGGGCAGAGCCAGATCCGCTAACTCGTGACGAATTTATTCGCCTGATAGATGCTTGCCGACATCAGCAGACGAAAAACCTGTGGTCATTGGCTGTGTACACAGGAATGCGTCACGGTGAACTGGTCTCCCTGGCCTGGGAAGATATCGATCTGAAGGCAGGAACAATTACCATCAGGCGCAATTATACGAAACTTGGTGAGTTCACTCTACCGAAAACTGAAGCAAGCACAAACAGGGTTGTGCACCTTATCCAGCCCGCTATCAGTGTCCTGAAAAATCAGGCTGAAATGACAAGACTGGGTAAGCAGTACAACATCAAGGTGCAACTACGTGAATATGGACGTTCAGTGAACCATGAATGTACTTTCGTGTTTAACCCTCAAGTGGTTAGAAAAAGCGAACAGGTAGGTTTTGTCTACAAAGTCGATTCTGTAGGTGACTCATGGGAAACAGCCATTAAGCGTGCAGGGATCAGGCATCGAAAGGCATACCAGTCACGACACACTTATGCGTGCTGGTCATTATCTGCCGGAGCAAACCCAAGCTTCATTGCCAGCCAGATGGGCCATGCAAGTGCCCAGATGGTATTCAATGTATACGGAGCATGGATGACTGACAGCAATGCAGAACAGATCGCAATGCTGAATCAGAAGCTGACAGATTATGTCCCAATGATGCCCCATAGTCACCAAAGTGACACCAGAGGCTTATTAAAATCAGTAAGTTAA